GACCACCTGCGAGAACTGCTTGGCCGCGTCGCGCAACTGAGCGGGGGTCGGCTTGGCGTCGGTCAGTTCCTTGACCTGCTTTTCCAGCGTCGCCTTGTCGGTGGTCAGGGTGACAACCTGAGTTTCGAGGCTGGAAAGCTTGCCGTTCGCCGCATCGCGGGCAGTGATGAGGGTCTTGATCGTGGCCTCGGCCGTATCGGCGTTGGACACGTCGACGGTCAGCCCGTCGATCAACATGGTCTTCATGGCAGGGGCTCCGTAAGTGGACTGGTCCATCTTCATGGATTTGCCGGACGATCCGGACTCAAGCTCGGACAACGCGTTTTTCATTTGCGTCATCATGAGCATTTGGCTTTTTTCGCCATCGCTACCTGTCGTGGGAGCGGTGCCGTCCATATGCTTTTTATGCAGAGCGATGGCCTTCTTCAGCCACGCAATGGCCTCTGCGGCTCCGTCGGTGGTAAGGCTGTCGAAGATGGAACGAGGGGCGCTGTCGCAGCGAGCGGCATCGGTGATGGCGCAGGACGGGCCAGCGCGGCCCCGGTCCACTATCGCTACGTGATTTCCCTTGATGGCGATCTGCTTAGCCACGCATTTGACGCCGCCGGGGCCATCGAAATCGCCGAATTGCAGCTCCGCCGCGTATCCGTTCGACAGTTCGCGCTTGCCGGCGTTCACCGCATCGATTGTGTCGGCGTCCGTCAGCATCAGGTCGAAGGCGAGATAACCGCCTTCCTCCCACTTCGCCCCCATCACCGTCCCGCGCGCGTGATCGCGCCAGTTCTTGGCGTTGACCGCTACGGTCGGGTGATTGTCGGTGATCGGCTTGCCGATGAAGCTATGCGCGGACAGCGGATCGAAGACGGCATCGGCATCGCGTAGAACGTTGACCATGCCCGCATCGCGCAGGCCATGCTTGTTGTCGGGGTCGATTTCGCTGCCAAGGTAGGCGTAGGTTCCGGTCCTGGCCGCCTTTGCCCGCACAGCCATGTAGCCGTCAGAAGTCCGGCGGGGCGCGTCAAGGGTCAGGGCGTCGGAGAATAGCACCATGGGGCTTGTCTGCCGCATGGTCTTGGATTGGCTCTACGGACGGGAGGTTAGTGGGTTATCCCTTCCATCGCCAGCGCCTGCTCAAAGGTCAAACCCCGTTTGTGGACGCGAGCATGGATAACCTTGTATTTCATTGTGCTCAGCCCGGCACGCCTACATGCCTCTATCATAGATAACTTTTCGCCACGAAAAGAAACCCAGCGAGTTTCCCGTTTATTTTGGGCTTGCTCAACGCCCGTTGCCCACCGGCAATTGGTAGGCTCGTAGTTGCCATTCACGTCGATGCGATCAATGGAACTTCCCTCCGGTCGCGCCCCCATATCCTCATAGAAGGCTTCAAAACTGTCGCTCCATCGGTCGCAAACAGTGATGCCCCTGCCTCCATAATCGGGATAGTCCGCATTATTTGGATTGAGGCACCGCGCCTTTAAGCTTGCCCATGATTTATAGATCGGAGTTCCGCTCATTAAATGAGTGCCATGCAATTCCGCGTTGTTTTCTCCGTTACGGCATCCGCAATGATGCGAATTGCCCTGCTTAAGCGTGTGGATATGGATTGTTCTAACAGTGCCGCAATCGCAGCGGCAGATTGCGGTTCGGATGCGCCCGTAACGCTTTCCCTCACCCTTGCGCTGATACGGCTCACCCTCACCAATCACGGACCAATGGCCAATGCTGGTTTGGCCGCCGATGATATCTTCAAAGGAAAGCTTGGGGTGGCGAGGCTCAAACGAACCTCCTCGCCTCATGCGCGCTTCATGCATGGAGCAAGCATTGTAACGGTTTTTCCGCGCGGGCTTGCCGCATCCTGGCGCTGAGCATAATTGTGGCGTAGCCATATGATGTCACCTCATCGTTTGGTCAGGGCCTCGCGGTGTTTCCAGCACCGTTGAGGCCCGCTTGATATAGCATCGACTCGGCAGAAAACCTAGTTTTCTTCGCCTTCGATGGTAGAAAGCAATGGTATCCAAGCTTGAGAGCGGCACCCACATGCGGGACGCATTCCGGGCCTGTCGTCTGCGGCCACCTGTCCAGACCCGTCGCGCTCTTTACCCGTCCGCAGGTTATAAATCTTTCCGTCGCGGGCGAGGTGATCCTGCCTAGGAAAACGCTTGGCTGAATGTCGCCACTTGAAGAACTCTAGCCCCGCCTCTGCCTGCCGCTCTGTATCCAGCGCAGCCGACAGAGATGAATTTTGATGGCTGGCGATGCGATTTGCCCGGTCGCGCCCCATTCCGGTCGCTTCCCGTATCTCGCGAGCCACCTCGCGCACCGGCGTCCGCTGCTCATAGCCCCGGAACACGGCGTCAGCGATACGCCCCTTGGCCTGATCCGACACGTTCGTCACCAGCGCAACATTGCGCGCCAACCATGTCCCCAGCGCCTCCTCCACCGGCTGCGCGGAAAGGATCAGGTCGAGATCGACGCCCACGCCGGCCTTGATCGCGGCCGACCATTTAGAGCGGTGCACGCGCTCACTACGCACCACCCATTGCCGCAGCCCCGGCGCGATCCGTGCGGTGAGGATCGTCAGGAACTCCTGCGCCACGCTGCTGATGGCCGCCTGCACCTGATCGGCGGTGTCGAGCGTCAGGGCATCGGCGGTAGGCAAAGGTTGCGGATCATAGCCGGCAAGGATGCGGTCGATGTTGTCGGCCCATATCTGCCAGGCGGGCGCGTAGATCGCGGCAAGGTCAATCGCGGCGGCTTGGGTTGGGATGATGGGGCGCAATACCACGTCACGCCTTTTGCCAGCCTGTCGCGCCATCCTAGTCAGGTCATAGGCCACCGTCAGGCCTCCGCGATCTTCGACTTCCAATCCAGATCGAGCGCCTCGAAAATCTCAGGCCCGAACCGCAGCGTGCCGTTGAACGGCTTGAGCGCGTCAATGTTGACACCCTCGGGTGCGGTGTAGCTGATCGTCACATGCGGCGCATATTCCGGCCAGTCATGTGATCCGCCGGCTTCGATCATGTCCTTGTGGCGCCAGTCCAGATCGGGGCAGGCGAAGCGCAGCACGACGGCGTTCTCGCCCAGCTTCTCGATGGCACGCGGGCCGCCGGGGCGAACGATGATCTGGCCCTTCTCGTCCTCGCGCCAGTCACGGCCCATCTTCATGGGATCGACCTGGCTGCGGGAGTAGAGAACCGTGACGTGCATGTCGCTGGCGGGCAGGGCAGTGGCAAAGCCGTTTTCCTTGGCCCACGCGATTAGGTCAGCGGCGTTCAGCAGCTTGCGCTGGACATAGAGTGGGCGCGGCGTGGCGTCGGATAGCCAGGTCGCAGCATCATTCACAGCACCGGAGGCGGCCCGACTTCCCAAGCCGCCATTCCGGGCAGATACGGTCCGATCACCTCCCTCCTGTCCGAGGGGCACGATCCCCAGTTCGGATTCGTCGCCGCCAGGCTCTTCGCCGGCGGCTTCAGCTTCGGCCAGCGCCTTATCCAGGCCCGGCAACCACTGGTCATCGGACAGCATGGATTGCGTGGCCTTCTCGATCGCGCTCGACGGCAGCAGCGCCGCATCGACGTAGATCTTGATCGTCTCAGCCTTGAGCTTGTTGGTTTCCGCCTGCTCCTTCTCGCTGGGCAGCGAGAGCGGCGACCATTTATAGCTGATTTCCTTGGGCCGGCTGCCGAGCGCGGACGGGATCAGGGTAGCATCGAGGCGATCGACCGAGGGGGATAGGTAGAGCCGCTGCTTGCTGCGGATCATGGTGTGGTAATTCTGTTCGTCGTGGTCGCCGGTGCTGTTCATGCCCTGTGGCGCGCGGCCGAGCAGTCGGGTAGCGGGGATATCTGCGGCGCCGGCCACGACCGAAAGCAGCGCCTCGATCATTTCCGGCATCCCGGTCAGCGTGAGCTGGCGCTGGGTGAACTCATCGTCCTTGTCGAGATAGACGCCCCGGAGCGACGATTTGCCCGCATCGGTATATTGCACCCGCTTGCGCACCTCATCCTCGTTGCTGATGAGGTTCTGCATGAAGCCCGACAGGCGGTAGATATCAATCTTCGCTTCATCGATCATCCGCGCGAAGCCGTCATTCGCCTTGATCGCGTTCTTCACGGCCCGGTCGATGCGGAAGACGATGCTATCGCCCCAGAAGTGATCTTTCCATGTCACGCCGGGGAAGCGGGGCACAGGCGAACCCTTGAAGACGATCACGCGGGACGGGTGGATCTTCGGATTGTCGAGCTTGCCGTTGATCTGGAAATGCTGGGGCTGGCCGAACCATAGCGACGTGATGTCGCGCTGTTCCTCGCCGATCGTCAGTTCCCAGCGGTTGAAGACGTGGACATATTTCAGGCTGTCCTTGCCCGGCTGCGGGGCGGGGGCTTCTGGGTTGGCGTCCCCATATCCGAGAAGCATCGCGCCGCCGCCCAAGCGCCCGTAGGCGATTGCCTGCTGCACCTTGCTGACGATATCGAAATTGCGTTCGGCCTCTTCCAGCGTCTCAATCTGGGCCTCATCGGCCTGCCAGTCGCGCCACTCCCGCACCATGTCTTCGGCGGGAATGTCCACGATCTTGCCGAGCAGCCAGTTGGAGCGATAGCCGGCGACGATTTCCTGCGGGGACATCGGCATGAAGTGCCAAGCATCCCAGACGCTGCGGTCGATCCCGGTGCCTGCGCCGGTCATGCCGTTGACCAGCCCGCCAAGGCCGTCCCGCACCATCGGCACGACATTGCTGCGCGCGGCAGATTGGATCGGGTTGCCGCGATGGTCGAGCAGTTGGGCCATGCCCGAACGCTGCGGCGACAGGGGGCGATATGCTACGGACGGTAGGTTAGAGGGAGGCACCCCACGAAGCGCCGCCGCTCAACATCGAGGCCACCGCATCCATCAGCGGGTCGACCTGATCATCCCATCCGGTGCCGAGACCATCAAACATCTGCAACTCAGACCGCAGCGCTGGCGTCCACTCTTCGTTGGCTGGCAGGTGGACCATACCCGTTGAGATCCAAGGCGCGGCGTCAAGGCCTCGGGTGTATTTGTCGCGGTCGCGTGGGATGCCGATGATAGGGACGCCCTTGGTCTTGAGCGATTGAATCAGGCCGGTGCCGGACGCCTTGTCTTCGACATTGAAGCCCCGAACGACCTTGCCGGCATGCTTGTCCCAGAATGCGCGCGCCGTAGTCTCCAGTTGGGGCGCCTCCCATTTCCCGCGCACCTGATCGACCAGATAGATTGCCTTGGCCCCCTGCGCCTTGCCCCAAAGCTGGATGACCGAGTAGTCATTCCGCTCGCCGGTCTTCTGCGCGGTATCGGCGAAGATGGAGTAATATTCCATGGGCGGAAGGTCGGTCCACCATTTGAAGCCCTCCATGTTGAACAGCGCACCCTCTATCGACACCGGGCGCTGCATGTATTGGCTGGCGAAGGTGTAGGCGTCGGCTTTCAGCACCTCGATCTCGTCCGCGTCGTGCTTCTCATCCCACAGCGGCCCATCAGGCAGGCCATGCATGATCGGGATGCCATGGGTCCACTCAGGCGGGTATTCGTCCGCGCTGTTGATCAGCACCGGCAGGTTCAGGTGATGCCACTTTTCGCCCGTTCCGCCTGTCAGCAGGTGCCCCACGAAGTCGTCTGAATGGAGGCGCTGCATGATGACGATGATCGGCACATCATCATGAGCGAGACGAGAGCGGAAGGTGTTGGTCGCGCGCTGGTTGACCGTCTTCCGCTTGGCCACCGAGAAAGCGTCGTCAGGCTTGAGCGGGTCATCGATGACGAGCGCGCCCGTGAAGATGGTCCGGTCCATGTATCCGGCGCGGAAACCAGTGATAGGGCCGCCAGCCGCCTTGGCCAGCATCCCGCCGCCTTGTGCGGTCTTCCACCGGTCCTTCGCCTTGCTATCGACGCGGATGGTGACCGGCTTGATCGACTGATAGCCATCTAGGGCGATGAGTTGCAGCACCTTGTCGCTGTTCTCGCGCGCCAGGTCATCGGAGAAGGTGGAGTGGATGAAGCGCGCCTTGGGATTTACATGGAAGCCCTTGGCGATGAAGTTGACCACCGCCGCTTCGGTCTTCGTGTAGCCCGGCGGAACGTTGATGATGAGGCGCGTGATTTCGCCACGCAGGACGCGATCAAGCGTTTCGCCGATCACCCGATGGTGCGGGCCTTCGATGAACTCCATCCCCTCGCGCTCGGGGAAATACCAGCGCGCGAAATCGAGCAGCTTGCCTTCTGGGGCGAGGGCCGAGGCCTTGCGCTGGGCGACGACGGCCGCGAGTAAGGCAAGACGCGCAGCCTGATCGTCAGCCGGTGATACCAAGGGCGCTAGGGTCGATGCCAAGGCGTTTCGCCTCCTCAATCAGGTTGGCCGGAGTCCGGTCCTCGGTTTGGATCGGGCCGCCATTTCGCCCGGTCAGTTCGCGCCGGTTCGTGTAGGCATTGCCCATTTCTTCGGCGGCCTGCTTGTTGAGGGCGGCCGCAAGGGGGTAATTCCCCTTCCTCTCAGCAGCCTTCGCCATACGCTCAAGGGCGCGCAGTCTGGTTGCCCTGTGAGCGATCGGTACGAGCGTTGCCTCATTGATGAATCCGCTACGCGCCGCCTCGAACATCTCGCGCCATTTCGCGGCCAGATTGCGGCCGGCGTGCTTGGTGGGATCGTGCCCCTCAACCGCTTGACGCGACACGTCAACGCCGAACTCTTCCTTTACCGCTGCCACGACCTGGCTGGGCGTGTCAAAGGCCGCCAGCGCATTGATGATGAAGCGCTTAATCTCGTCTGGAATGCTTGGTTGCCGGGCTGCCATGCGTCAAATGTCCGTCAAGCTGCCGTGCGTAGGCAAGTGCCACACGCGCCAGCGATCGATGCCGCGCCGATCAGCGGCTTATGGTTGGCCACCTCGACCATCGCAGCAACGCCAGGATCGATCGCCCCATAGCGCGCTACGACCCCCACGAACTCCTCCACGTCATGACCACGGATCGCGAACGATGGCGTCCCGTCCTCTTTGAATTTGGGCATGCCGTATTGGTCCATCTTCTGGGCGCAGTGGTAAAGCTCATGCTCGACCAGGGCGCAGAACGAAGCGTCGTCCATCCCGTGCGCTGCCGGCGCGCTGAACGTGATGAGGAAATCAGGCATGTCCCCGAACCATTCCTCGACCTGCTGAATCGCCCGCGCCCGTTGCCACTTCCCCATTGCCATGGGCGGCATCAGTTCGGCCTGGCCTATCACGCTGCGCATGGCCCGGCTGTTGTCGCAGTTGGTCCAGAGGATGCCCAGCTTGGCCTCGCGCAGATGCTGGTGCTCGACGTTGAACAGTTCGCTCCCCTCATCGAGAAAAGTGTCGCGCAGCCAGTCCAGCACGGCGGGCGCGGGCATGAAGCGGTCAGCCATCTCGATATCGGAGAAGGTGGCCAGATCCTCGGGCGGGTAGGGCCTCATCCCTTCCGCCTCCCAGCCATATACTCGCGCCGAAGCCGCTTAAGCTCTCGCTCTCCGCCGGCCATGGCGATCCACTTGCGCACCAGATCATTGCGGGCGCCGTAGACCCGCTCGATGCGCCGCCATCCGCCTTCCACGAACTGCTGCGCGAACTCCGGCGGCAGGGGTGGGACCAGCTTGGACGATGGGCGCCGATGCGCGCCGCGTGTGCCGTGATTAAGCATCGATCACCCCCATATTGCTTGCCGCGATTAGTTCGGCGAAATCCTCACGCACCGAGGGACTGGCCCGGTTCCAGGCATGCTGCAGTTGCATCCGGCAATGGTCGTCCCACTCGTCGGGGCTGAGCATCGCAGCGCGCCCTGTCTCCACCTTCCGCGTGATCGTCTGCTTGCGCAGATCATCATCGCTCCAGTGCTGGCGCTTGGCCTCGGTCAGTAGTTCGATCTGCTCCTGCACCGGCAGTTCAGCCACATGCGCATGATGCTCGACCGTCAGGCTGGTGTCGCGCAGATGCGCCGGGATCGCCGCGGCCTTGTGGATCAGCTTCAGCTTGGCCGGGCCGATGCCCAGATTATCCGCGAGGAAGTCGAAGCCAGCCTGATCGAGGTGCCCGGCGGCTTTGCCCTCGACCATCCAGTCAGCGATGGCCCAATCGACATCCCGGCGCTGGGCAGCAAGCGTGCGGCCCCGGTCGATCCATTCCTCGGCAGGCGTCAGCGCCGCCTCAATCACAGCAACAGCGTTCATCCCATCACCTCCCTCAAATCGACCCCACACCCAGTAAGCACGCGCTCCATGCGCTCGACGCGGTGTTGCGTTGGCGAGCGGGCGTAACGGCTGCTGGGCTGTTCCCAACGCTTCGTGGTCAGCACTGACACCCCCATGGCCCTTGCCCATTCGGTGCGGGTCATGCCGCTTGCCTGGCGGGCGGCGCGGGGGTTCATGGCTTCTTCTCGATCGTGATGCGCAAGGTCGTGATGTCGAAGCCGCGCGCCTCCAGCTCATCCACCAACGATGGCCGATACTCATGGCCGGGACCGGGGAACTTCGGGTGAAGCGTCTTCTCCGTGATCGCGTTCATGATCAGCCGCCCGGTGCATTTCATGTCGGTGCCCGGTCCCCATGCGACGCACAGGTCAGGGTTGTTGTGGCGATCAATGCGGCCATAGGCGATCTTGATCTGGCCGGGCTTTGCGGTTGGTGTGCGCCAGCGTTTCCCCATCACTTCCTCCCCTCAACCTTGGCGATCTCATCCCGAACGAGGGAGCCGGC